CATGCTGGCCCAGAACGAAGTGCTGTGAAAATGGCTAGACACAAAGATTTGATTAATATCAATCGTGTTCGACCACCCTTGAATCCACTTATTCTTAAATGGGCTGTGGATGATATTAAAACAAAATTGGGCGATTTCATGACTGCTACACCGCAGTTTAAAGAACACGTTCATTTGTTGTCCTTTGAGGATGCTCTAAATGGTGTTGCTGGTGTGAAGGGATTTGATCCCATCAACATTAACACATCTATGGGTTTTCCGTTGAATCAGCCCAAAATCTCGTTTTTGAAGCAGAGTGAGCTGTCAGATAAACTTGGTTCCCCTACAATGAAATACATTAGGGAGATCAATAATGAAGATGGTACGATCACCTATGCTTATGATATCGTATTTGATGCCAACAAGATGGACATTGAACAGGAGTTGAACGACCTAATGGCTATGGCTGCTGAACACAAGCGTCCAAATTTGATTTTTAGAGCTAACTTGAAGGATGAAGCTTTGTCCTTTGAAAAGATAGCCAAGGGTAAAATCCGAGTTTTCGCCGGTGCCCCTGTGACACTTGTAATTGCAACACGTATGATTACACTTGCTTTAATTAATGCCATGACGTACTTCCCAACTGTGTTTGAGAGTGCAGTAGGTGTTGATGCCGCAGGTAGGGATTGGGACAGATTGTATACATATATCACAAAGTTTTCACACTGCTGTGCGGGAGATTTCAAAGCCTTTGATAAGGTTATGCCCGCAGGAATTTCTGAAGCTTCTTTCTCTGTATTAAAATATTTGTTAGCAGAGAGTGGAATACCCCAGGATTTTCTAAATGTGTTTGACACGTTAGCGACAGAGATCAGTCACCCCATTTATGAGGTTGATGGTCTACTGTATCGTGCATGTGGTTCAACACCATCGGGTCATCCCTTGACAGTTGTGAAGAACGGAATTGACAATGCTATTAGCATGCGCTATGCTTACTATGCTGCCCATTATAGGCACGAGCAAAAGGATTATGATCCAAAGCGTGGCGTCATACCGTTGTTTCATCAAGTTGTAGCTTTGAT